TGGTCTGGGGTCTACTCCTACCAACGAAATGCTTGTTGCTCTTTCGTATCAACTGAAAAAGTTCCGCAAGGAAACCGGAGTTCAGAAAGTCATGAACATCGTTCTGACCGACGGTGAACCGAACCGTTCTAGTGTGTTTGTCGACTACAATGACAAACATGCCATCAGCCAGAACTATAATCTGCTCCAGTTGTCGCCGACCAAAGTTATCCGAATCAACAATTCTGGTAGCGACCTGTCTGCAAAACTGCTGGATTATATCAAGGAAGAATGTCAGGTGACCAATGTCGGATATTTCTTGGGTGATTCCATGGCACTGAAGAATCAGATCTATCGGGTGACCAAAGGCGACTACAAGAAGACCAACGAAATTCGTTCGGGTATGCGCAAAGATGGTGGATTCTCGGTTGATAATGTAATGGGTTATGACCGCTACATCTTCGTCCGTTCCAACAACTTCAGTATCCAGGACGAAGAGTTTGATGTCGCCGAGGATGCTAAGAAATCCACCCTGGCTCGTGAGTTCACCAAATATACCAAAGGCAAACGCACAAGCCGCGTCCTGCTGGACCGATTTGTGCAGGCAATTGCCTAATACCTAAGTATTACTGTTGCGGATTTACAACAAGTGCTAAAATAGTGCTTGTTGAGTCCGAAAATTGTGGTATAATATGCTTATTGATTGAGGGAATGGTTCCCGTTCCCAGTTTTTTGTAATGGAGTTTTACATGCTTTCGCAAATCGCTTCCGCTGTTCTCGCTGAAACCCAGTCCCGTTTTCCTGGCCAAGAGGCATATTCTCGTGGCGAACTGTATCACACTGGTCGTGATATGGGATATACCGAGTCCAAGTTCAAAGAACTGTTCTCTGATAAATACAAAGTCGGTCGAGGCAAATACGCATTTGAACTCGCCGCAGTTAAAGATGCTCCTGGCGTGAAGGTCATGGAGGTCCCCGATAAAAAGTCCAAGAAAGAAACTATGTCCTCGGCTCAAAAATCCATTGATGACGGCGATGTGTACGTCCCAGCAAAAGATTCCTGCTATGTGCCGTGGGGCAACTCTGCAGACATCGTAGAGATCGTCAAGTCCAAGCAATTCTACCCGACCTTCATTACTGGTCTGTCTGGCAACGGCAAGACTATGATGGTTGAACAGGCATGTGCTAAACTCAATCGTGAATATGTCCGTGTCCAGATTACCCCCGAGACCGATGAAGATGACCTGATCGGCGGTTTCCGTCTGATCAATGGTGAAACTGTATTCTCCTATGGTCCTGTCGTCAAGGCCATGAAGCATGGCGCTATCCTGCTGATTGACGAAATTGACCGTGGATCCAACAAACTGATGTGCTTGCAGTCCGTCCTGGAAGGCAAGTCTCTCCTGCTGAAGAAGACTGGCGAAGTGGTTAAACCCGCTGAAGGGTTCAACGTCATCGCTACTGCCAACACCAAAGGCAAGGGCTCGGATGACGGTCGCTTCACTGCTGCAACTATCCTGGACGATGCTTTCCTGGAGCGTTTCATTGATACAATTGAACAGTCTTACCCTGGCGCTAAGATTGAGAAGAAGATTGTCCTGAAACACATGGAGAAGCACAATAAGGTCGATGAAGATTTTGCAGATAACCTGATCACATGGGCTGAGATTATCCGTAAGACCTTCGCTGATGGTGGCGTTGATGAGGTTATCACCACTCGTCGTCTGTGCCACATCGTGCAGATCTACTCGATCTTCGGTGACAAACTGAAGGCGATTACTCGTGGTATCGCACGATTCGACGAGGACACCAAGGCTGCGTTCGCAGACCTCTACACCAAAGTGGATGCTAAGGTGATCGTGACCGATGCACCTACAATTGATAACGGCGATACTGGTATCGCAAATGATGATGTAATTGCATTTTAATATGGAGATTGAATGACAAGTATTAAGTATGATCCGACTGAAGGTCGGAAGTATGATGGAGGGAAAACTGAGTATGGTCTGCTCCCTCCGTACATTCTAGAGGAAATCGCTCAGGTTCTTACGTTTGGAGCACAGAAATATGAACGTGAGAACTGGCGATACGTTGATGATGGTAAGCGAAGATACTTCGATGCACTTATGCGCCATCTATGGGCTTGGAAACGTGGCGAAGTCTACGACCCCGAGTCCGGTATGCATCACTTGGCACATGCCGGATGCTGCCTGATGTTCTTGGGTGAACTTGATATCCTGGATCATCAAAAAAGTGCTTGCAATCAAGTCCCCGATGTGTTATAATATCATTATCAACTGACAACAACTGGAGTTTATTATGCAACTATCCAATGATACCCTTTCCGTTCTGAAGAACTTCTCTGCCATCAACCCCAATCTGGTGTTCCGTGAAGGCAATAAGGTCAAGACCATCTCGGTCGCCAAGAACATCCTTGCAACTGCAACTATCGCAGAAACTATCCCCAAAGAATTCGGTGTCTATGACCTGAACGAATTCCTGTCCGTGGTTGGTCTGTTCGATGACCCGAACCTGTCGTTCGGCGATGCATCCGTTAAGATCACCGATGGCAATCAATCGGTCAACTATTACTTCTCCGCACTGGAGAACCTGACCACCCCCTCCAAAGATATCACCATGCCTAAGTGTGAAATTGAGTTCATTCTGACCGAGGCAGACCTGAATAAACTGCGCAAGGCTGCGGCAACCCTTGGCGTGTCTGAGGTTCTGGTATGCGGTGAACAAGATGGTTCTACTATCAGTATTAAAGTTTCTGATACCAAGAACGCAACCTCCAATACATTCGAACTAAATATTGCCGGTGATGTAGTGCGCCCGGCTAACTCTTTCCAGATGGTATTCAACATCGGAAACTTCAAGTTCGCTCCAGGCGACTATCGTGCTGCGCTAAGTTCTAAGTTGATTTCCAACTTCAAGAACACCAATAATCAACTTGAGTATTGGGTCGCGCTGGAAAAATCTTCCGTTTTTAATGCTTAATATTATAGGAGAAGCAAAATGACTGAACAAGTTCAACAAGCTCAACAAGAGCAACCCCAAGTTACCATCGCCGACCTGGCAATGGCAGTTCGCGTGATCGACCTCGCTGTAGAGCGTGGTGGATTCCGTGGTCCTGAAACCTCTACCGTCGGCACTGTCCGTGACCGCCTGGCACGTTTCGTTGAAGCACAACAAGCTGCTCAACAAGCACAGATGGATCCTAATGCACCAAAGGATGCGCCGGTTCCTCCTTCTGCTGCTGGCGCATAAGTTAAACTTGGAATTATATCATGGCTATTGTGAATACCAATATTGCTAAGATCCCTACGGATCCTGCAGAGCGCAAGAAAGTCATGGATGCACTGGTGGAAATCAGTGCTTCTATGACTCGCATTGAGGGCGAACGTGATCTGATCAAGAACATCCTCGAACGTATGGAAGACGAGTTCCAGATTCCCAAGAAGCCTGGTCGCAAACTCGCTAAGATCTACCACAAACAGAACTATAGTGAAGTCCAAGCAGAACAGTCTGAACTTGAAACTCTGTACGAAACCATCGTGGGTTAATATCCACAAATCTTTATCATTCTATATCAAAGGAAACTGAAAATGAGCAAAACCGCTAAACTGCAAAAGTACATGACCACCACTGGCACTGCACTGACCGCTAAACAAATCTCTAACCAATTCGGTATCAAGAACGCACATGAAGCTGTTCGTAAACTGCGTGAATCTGGTGTCTGTGTCTACGCTAACGCTACTACTCTGAGCGATGGCACCAAGACCACCAAGTATCGTGTTGGTACTCCTACTAAGGCAATGGTTGCTGCTGCTTACGCTGCAATGGGTGGAGAACTGTTCGCCTAATAACTATCCCACTAGGTAGTTGTCTTTTGACGGGGAACATGTTATAATACGGCATGTTCCCTATTTTCTTTTGGTTCTCTCACGTAATCTATAGAAGTCTGGATACTTAGGATTGTCTAACCTCTTTCTGATATTACATCCTGGATATGCTTCTTGGGCAGCTCCAACCGATGGATATTCGACACCCTCGCAAACGACTGGACAATAATTCTTACTTAAAGATTTACCCTTCATCAGATGTTCTTTACCAAGCATTCCGTAAGTTGGATTGTGTGGATGTATCCTATTTTTCATACCGAGCTTGTAGTTTGG